TTTGTAAGTATGCGTAATTGCAGAGAAAAACTAAAAAGGGCCGAAAATACGATCCATATGAGCCCTAAAAATGGTTTAGGTCAAAAAACACGCTTTTTTAACTATGCGAAATGGTTAAAGAAAACACGGAAAGCAGGTAAAAATGAAGAAAGTTAAGAAAATAGTGCCCTTGATGGAGCGCGAACGCATCAAACATGCGATAGATGTTGCGGTTGAGAGATACCACAAAACCGCTGGACGTCGTATTATGCTCAAATACGCCACACGTGGGTTTATCGCGGGTGCGTCGATTGGATTAGGGGTAGGAGTTGTGATAGGGTTGCTAGTATGACACGTGCAAAAATCAAAATTAATTGTACATATAGCGGCCTGATAAACCCAAAAAAGCTGGTCCCACACCCTAAAAACCCGAATCAGCATCCGCAGCGGCAGATTGATATTTTGTGTAGCACTATAACTCAGGTGGGTTTTCGTCGCCCTATCATAGTATCCGAGCGCTCAGGCTTTATAGTAGCAGGCCACGGAAGGCTTCTAGCCGCCCTCCAGTTGGGCATGGATGCCGTTCCGGTGGATACACAGGCCTATGAGAGCGAAGCCGAAGAGTACGCCGATCTCGTTGCGGACAACAGCATTCCCGAGCTGGTCGAGATGGATGAGGTTGTGCTGTCAGGCATAATTGAGGATTTGCGGGAGAAGGAGCGTATCTGGTTCTCTCCCTCTTGTGAGAGTTAAAAATGAAAATCGAGCGTAAACCCTACGAACGCAAGCGAAACGAAACCGACCGAGAGTGGCGTTTATTTGTCATATACCGCGATCTCGATGACTTTGACCGCACGTTGGAAAAAGCGGCTGAATATGCGGGCGCTGATGTTGAAGAGCTTGAGCTTTTATACAAAAAACGCGGATGGCGAAAGCGGATTGACTCCTGGACGGTTGTACAGGACCGAGCCCGGCGTCGCGCTACCCTCAAACAAATAGAGGCAGCACGAGAGAGACAAATACTCCTCGGTGTCAACCTGCAAAAAGTGGGTGGCGCAGCACTGCAAAAATTAGCTGATATGCTGAGGCAGGAACCGGACGCGACCATATCAACCGCGAACGTTATCAAGTTAATCCGAGAGGGAGCGGCCTTGGAACGTGTAAATCTGGGAGAGCCCGAAACTATCATTGAGGAGCGAAAAGGGCCGGATGTTGATTTGTCAAAATTGAGCCTTAAGCAGCTGCGGGAGCTGCGTGAGATTAAAAAAGGTCTCGGCGATGAGGACGAAGATTGACCGATTTTGATTTTATAGCCGAGCTGGATGAGCGTGAGCTGGATAAAGAACTGGCCTCGCGCTCACTGCATGAGTTTGTAAAATTAGTCTGGCCGGTTGTAGAGCCTCAAAGAAAATTTATAGACAATTGGCATATAGGCAGTGTGTGTGAGCACCTGGAGGCCGCGTTTACTGGCGAGTTGCGGCGGCTGGTTATAAATGAGCCTCCAGGGTGTATGAAGTCACTCGCAGTATCAGTAATTTTCCCTGCCTGGGCATGGATACACCGGCAGGAAACCCGGTTCATTTTCGCGTCATATGGCGACTCGGTTGTGCGTAGGGACTCGCTCAAATGTAGGGGCATTATAGAGAGCCCTTGGTACCAGGACCGTTGGCAAGTAGAGCCCGACCCAAACCGCTGGACCGCTACACATTTTGCCAATAAACAAAAGGGGTTCCGTTTCGCAACCACGGTCGCCGGGGCGGTTACAGGCGAGCACGCAGATATTCAAGTCGTCGATGACCCGCTCAAACCCTACGAATTGACGCGGTCCATGGTTGTGGCAAAGACGGCGCTTGAAAACGTGATTTCGTGGTGGGATGAAACTATGTCCTCGCGTTTGGTAGATTTTGAGCGCTCTGTGAGAATCATAATAATGCAGCGGTTGAACGAAGGGGACCTCGCCGGGCATGTACTTAAAAATCAGGGTTACGAGCACCTCATGCTGCCGATGGAATATGAGCCATCACGTAAATGCTACACCTCAATCGGGTTTGAGGACCCACGAGAAAACGAAGGCGAATTGCTCTGGGAGGAAAGGTTTTCGGCTGATGCTATTAAGAGCCTTAAGGCGGATTTGGGTTCATCGCACGCGGTCGAGGCGCAATTGCAGCAAAACCCGCTCCCACGTGAGGGCAACCAATTTAAACTCGATTGGTTCCAGTACTACTCAAAAATCCCGATTGAGTTCGATGTGCAGATTCAGAGTTGGGATTGCACGTTTAAAAAGACCGGATCGAGTTATGTTGTAGGCCAGGTTTGGTGCATGGTGGGCGCGAATTATTACCTGCTCGACGAGATACGCGCCCGGATGAGCTTTACCGAGACAACACGCGCAATTAAGAGATTGACCGCAAAATGGCCAAGGGCGAGAGCTAAATTAGTAGAGGCAAAAGCCAACGGCGACGCGATTGTTGACTATCTAAAAGCCGATGTCTCCGGGCTCAAACTAATAGAGCCCGAGGGCGGAAAAGAGGCGCGGGCGAGCGCCGTGGAACCGCTCTGGGAAGCTGGAAATGTTTGGTTGCCCACGCCCGAACTTGCGCCCTGGATTAACGACTGGGTAGATGAGGTTTCGGGCTTTCCCGGCAGGATTGACGACGACAGAGTTGACTCAATGACACAAGCACTGGTATTTTTAGACCGTAAAAAAATCACGAGGCTCAAGAGAGCGATGGAGAATTTAAAATGAAGGTCACGAGCTTCGGCGAAAAATTAAAAGAAATTGCAGTGCGTTTTGACGGCTGGTCGAACCCTTTTACCGGCCTGGGCACCTCAAGAGATAAATCAACATATGCCCGGTTTGGGCAGTCCCTCCGGTTATCCGACAAAGAGCTGGATGATTTATATCATACCGATGACATGGCCTCTCTTATCTGCGATGCGCTTCCGGAAGCAGCCCTCCGGAGAGGGCTATCGGTAGAAATAGCCGATGACCAAGATTTAGAGGCGGGGATAAATGAGCGTTTGCGGGAGATAGACGCGGCCTCGAAAATTCAGGAAAATGCAATATGGGCCAGGGTATTCGGCGGTTGCTCCCTAATCCCCGGCGTCGATGACGGAAACGAAAACCTTGATGAGCCCTTGAACGAGGCAAATATCAAGAGTTTCACGCACATAAATATTGTCGATAAACGCTATTTAATCCCGCTCACCTGGTACACCGACCCCTCCTCACCTAAATTTGGCGAGCCTGAAAAATACCTTTTGACGCCGAGCGCTGTGTCGGGTCAACAGGTCTATATCAAGGGCTCGACCGAAATACACGAATCCCGGATGATCATCATGGGCGGTGTGATGACCTCGATCACGCAGCGACAGCGAAATTACGGATGGCAAGACAGCGTTTTGCAGCGCGTTTATCAGACCCTCCGCAGTTTTGGCACGAGCTGGGATTCGCTCAGTAATCTGATACAGGATGCAAATCAAGCCGTGTTTAAAATGGACGGCTTGATTGATGCACTGGCCGCGAATGAGGAAGGCGTGATTCAAAAGCGGATGCAACTCGTGGATATGGGCCGCTCTGTGATACGAGCCATCGTGTTGGACGCTGACTCAGAGGATTTTGAGCGCAAGAGCTTCTCGTGGTCTGGCATAGAAAAGCCGTTTGAATTGCTTATTTATAGACTTGCGGCGGCGGCGCGGATGCCTATCACCATGCTGATGGGTAGAAGCCCGGCTGGCATGAACGCGACCGGCGAGTCGGATTTTCGTATTTGGTACGACCGCGTCCAGGCATACCAGCGACAGGAAATAGCGCCGGTTGCTGAGCGTATAGCGCGGCTGCTATGCCTTGCTGAGGGTAAAGAATACCCAACAAACGCAGAAATCACATTCCCACCACTCTGGGAACCGACCGCAAAAGAGATAGCAGAAACCCAAGAGACTCAATCCAGGGCAGATAAAAATTATATAGAAACAGCGGTATTGCTGCCCGAGGAGGTAGCTATGTCGCGGTTTACGGATAGAGGCTGGAGCCCTAATACGGCCATCGATGTTGATGCACGGCCGGAACCTGAGCCCGAGGGCGAATAATGGCCGACCCGGTAAAAAAGTTTCTTTTAGCTGAGCGCCGGAAGCAGATGAGCACGCGTGGTGCTACGCTGGAAAATCAACAGCGGCGCTTAAATCAGCCTATACCCGAGCCCCGAGGTGTAGAGTTGGCATACCGTGCTGAGTTGGTAAGACAGCAAAAAGAGATAAACAAACAGATACGCGCCCGGTTGCGTGATAACAAAGCGCTCGCCGATACCGAGAATTCGGATAATACGACCGCTTTTTTTGCAGCGCTATCGGCCGCAATATTAACAGCAATAGCAACCTCAGGCGCGACGGCAGTACAAAAGGCGGCGCTCAAAACGCAGGCATTTAGTTTTAAAAAATACAACACCCCGGTCGGTAACGCAGTCGGCTTTAACGCAGCCCTTACTGAGCAAGAAATAGGCGCGATTGCGAAGAGTTGGGTTTCGGAGAATGTGGCGCTTATAAAAAACACGAACGCCCGGCAGGTGAGCCAGATAGAGACGGCGGTATTGCGGGCAGTGCGCTCCGGGCAAACATCGGGCAAATTGACAAAAGAGCTGAGCAAGATTTACGGCAAAACGAACCGGCATATAAAATTTATAGCTGATGACCAAATATCAAAACTGGTAGGACAGCTCGATATGGCAAAACAAACCGCTGCCGGTTTTGACGGTTACTATTGGCGCACAATGCAGGATAAAAGAGTTCGCCCTGCCCATGCAGCGCGTGAGGGAAAATATTTTAGATGGGACTCACCTCCTGATGATGGCCATCCAGGACAGCCTATAGGTTGCAGGTGCATTGCCGATCCGGCGATTGAGCGATTGACTTTGACCGGGAAACAACGGCGATTAGTTGAGGACCAGCGAGCAAGGCTCGCCCACGCCCGGCGGCGGGCAATAGTTGACAACCGGAAATAATTCCGTCATGGTTTAAAACATGAGATTGTATCACACCAGATTTGACGCAGCCGATGAGGTCCAAAGGTTCGATTATTCAGCGGTCGGTTCGCAGATTGAAACCACGCCTCAAGGTTTTTTGCGTATACCGGCACACCTAACCCGCGTCGGTGTGGTTACCTATCAGGATAAATCCGGGCATACCATACGCGAATTCAGGCCTCCGGAAGAGGTGAGACACCCCGACAGCCTAGCAACACTGCGCAGTGCGCCGGTTACTATTGGTCATGTGGCGATGGTGAACCCGCAAAACGTATCAAACCTCTCCGTGGGCCACACCGGTGACACTGTAAAAAGCGGCGACGTGGTTGCGGGCGATGTGATAATCGAGAGGCAGGATGCGGTCGAGCAGGTTAGAGCTAAAAAGCTTGAGGCCCTATCGCCAGGTTACGTTTGCCAGATAGACACGACCCCTGGCGAGTACAAAGGCCAAAGATACGACCAAATACAGCGTCGAATTAGATATAACCATGTCGCCCTATTGCCCAAAGGCGCAGGCCGTCAAGGCGATGAGGTAAGTTTGCGTCTCGATGAGGCCGATTTAGTGTCGGTAGAGCGTTGGGATTATGACGATAAAAAACCAGCCGAGCCGACGCCCGGCGCAACAAAAGGAAAAACCATGGAATTTGACGTGATTGTCGTCAGGTTGGATGGACAGGATGTTGAGCTGAGAGTGCCTAAGGGCACGGGCTCAATGGTCAAAGGTCTATTCGAAAAAAATGAGAACGCAAGGCTTGATTCGGTCAAGTCGCTGAGTGAGACAGAAGACAAACTCGCGGCCGCTCAAAAAGAGCTTGAGGACGCAAAAAAAGCATCTTCGGCTGAGGTAATTCAACAGCGCGTCGATGAGCGTGTTGCTGTAATTGAGCACGCCAAAGAGTTGGCACCTAAAGCCGATTTTACGGGCAAAAGCGTCTCTGAAATCCGCGTCGAGGCTCTTAAAGCTTCCGGCGTCGAGGCCTCCAGGCTGGACGGGAAAGACGAGGCCTATGTCGCCGGGATGTTTGAGTTCGCTAACCCGGCAGCAAAAACCCCGGTCCCCGGCGTATCGCCCGCACCCGGCAAGACCGTAAAGCGTGAGGATGGAAAAGACGAAGGCGCGAGCGCAGCACGCGAGCGCATGATGGCCCGGAATAGGGACATGTGGAAAGGCGAGGCGAAATAATGGCTCAAAAAACAGTAACAGACGAACCCCTCGAAGCTTATGAGGGCAAATTGCAGGAAGCGGCTCAGGTCGTAACTAGCGCAATCGCCACATCGAAAATCTTTTTCGGTAAGGCCGTTACGCGGTCAAAAACCGTCGGCGTTGGCGACATAGTCCCCGCCGTGATTCCATACAACGGTACGGATAAATTCGAAGGCTTCGCAATCGCTGACGTGACCAAAGAGCCCGGCGATGACACCTACGGTGCCTATGCCGCAAAAGAAACCGTATCCATTCTCAAAAAAGGACGGATTTGGGTTGTGACCGGCGACGCGATTACCAATCTCACAAACGCGGTGTTCGTGAGAAATGCCTCGGGCGGTGCTACACCGGCGCTTGCTCAGGGTGCAGTGCGTTCGACAGCGGCGACGGGTTATGTCAGTTTAACCGCCATCGCCAACGTCAAATTCGTTGCGTACCGTGTAATTAACTCAGTAAAATTCGCGCTCATCGCGATCAACGAAGGGTAAGCAGAAATGAATCCATTTATACTCGCATTGACAGCCCTAGGAGTTGTTACCGAACGCTGGGATGATGCGTTTACAGCTACCCTGGAAAAACAGCTTGAGTACGTCAAAACTCAAACCTACGATATTGTCTACCCTGATTTGAAGGCGCGGATGTTTATCCCCGTTTCAAATGAGGCCGACCCCGGCGCGGAGACAATCACCTACAGGCAGTGGGACGAGTTCGGCATGGCTCAGATCATAGCCAATTATGCAGACGACCTCCCGCTCATTGACGCACTTGTGGACGAGTCAGTACAACGTGTTCGGTCAATCGGCGCGGCTTATCAGTACTCAATTCAGGATTTGCGTCGTTCGGCCATGGCGAATAGCAGGCTGGAACAGCGTCGAGCAAGGGCCGCCCGTCGTGCTATTGAGCAGAAAATCGAGAATATTGCCGCAACCGGCGACACCTCGGTCGGCCTTTATGGTATCGCAAATAACCCGAATGTTACCTCAGTGTCCGCAGTGACCGGGTCATGGGCAAGTGCGACCGGCGCTCAGATGGTTGCGGATATGAACCATCTCGCCGCGCAATCGGTGACTCTCAACAAGGAAACTTTCCTTCCAGATACTCTTTTGCTGGATATAACGAGCTACAACCTGTTCGCAAACACGCGCATTTCCACGACCGGCGACACGCACACTTCCGCTTTAGAAGCGTTTTTGAAGGGCTCACCCTACGTGAAAGAAGTACATCCCTGGTATAAATTGGCTAAGGCAAATGCTGCCGGTTCCGGGCCTCGCGCTATTTGTTATACGAAAAGCCCCGAGGTTCTCACATTGGAAATCCCGCAGGAATTCGAGCAAATGCCCCCGCAGGCAAAAAACCTTTCTTTCTTGGTACCAGCTCACGCCCGAATCGGCGGAGTCATAATTTACTATCCTATTGGCGTGCACTACATGGATGGTCTCTAAAAACCGTGCAACCTGTCGGGGCGGGCGTTTGCACGGGCGCTTGCCTCGGCTCTTTTTCGGAGTTTGAACATGGAACGAATTATTGTAACAGAGCCTAGAGCGGTAGTATTGCCGCCTGTAGGCGGACACGAAGCTCAAGTGCTTTTACCGGGCGAAAACGATGTTGAGGAAGAGGCCTGGGCAAAAGCACAAAAAAACCCGTCGGTCAAGGTAATGCTGGAGGCAGGAACGATTGAACACAAAGGCGCTAGTAAAGAGCCCGCGAAATCGTCTAAAGGCATGGATGGTTTTACCCCTGCGAAAGCGGCGGCGAAATTGGTCACTATTGAGGATTTGAGCGTGCTCAAAAAACTTCTCGATGACACCACAAAAAAGACCGTCCGCGCTGTAATCGAGTCTCGTATTGATGAGGTAGCAGCCTCAGAAAGTAGCTAATCAAAATGGCCGTGACTCTCCCCGGCTTCCGGCAGGCATTTCCCGAATTTGCCGACACCGATGATACCCTGGTAATGCAAAAGTTAAAAGCCGCCGAAACCCGCATAGCTGCCGGAAGCTGGGGAGACTCCTATAATCAGGGTGTGATGTATCTTGCGGCCCATTTACTATCAATTGCGCCCTCCGGAGAGTTCGCCCGCCTCAAAAAAGAGAATAGAGTTACAACGTATCAACTCGAATGGGAACGCATGAAAAAAGAGGTAACAATGGGCCTCGGGCGTTTGGCGTGACAAGCGAGGTCAAAATAATCGACAGGGATTTAGGCTGGGCAGCTATAAAACGCATGTTTCAGGGCGAGCACGAGCACTACACCGATGTCGGAATAATGCAGGAACACGACACGCGGTCGGATTCAGCAACAAATATTGAGTTGGGTTTTATACACGAATTCGGCGCGGGAAAGATTCCTGAGCGCTCTTTTTTGCGATCCACAATAAACGAAAAAGGCGCAAAATATACCCCGGAATTAGATAAAATAGCGACGAGATCGGTTATGCGTAAAAGGTTCAACATCGCCGATTTAGCTGCTCTGGGTAAAAAAGCGGTCGCTGATGTGCAAGCTAAAATCATGTCAAATATACCGCCTCCGCTCGCAGCGGAAACGGTTGCGAACAAAGGGCACGATTTAGCGCTTATTGACACCAGGCAAATGTTCGAATCAATTGATCATAGGGAGGACGGATGAGTAAATTTCAAAACCCCGATTTGAAAGAACAATTGACCACATTTGCTGATGTGCTGACGAGAGCGGGCGAATGCCCTGTTGTGTGGATTGATACCAACAAAAAAGGGCTCATTAGAAAAGCAAATAAAATATGGTGCGAGTTGCGTTTGCGTGTGGTGCGCACTGTAGGCACTGACGAAATACGTCATGAAGATATTGGGGGCTCGACACGGTTAAAAAACCCGAGGCAGGATTTGCTTATATCTGCCCGCGTGCTTGAATTGCAGGCAAATTTTCGCAGCCGCAGTCAAGAGTTTTTAACCTCAGCATGGCACGCAGCAACGCGGGCTCAATCGCGTATGCAGTGGCCTTATGCCAAAACTAAACTAAACGGAAAAAACCTGAGCCTTTCAAAAGTCGGCCAGGTTATCAATATGCAGGGTGCGAAAGTGTTTGATGATAGGGCCGAGGACGCGGCGGTTATTGAGTTTTGGCTTAACTCAATGTTGACTGATAGAGATGCTGAAGCCGTTGGAACCTACATTGAGGAAATAGAACTCAGCTCTAAAATGTTCGATTTTGGTGGACCTGAACTCGATCAAAGTTTACAGTTGGATGAGGAGAAATTACCATGAGTTTAGAATCGATTGTAAAAGTTACGATTTCAGCATCCGCCCGAGGCGTATCCAAGAAATCGTTCGGCGTGATTATGGTCGCCGGTTATCACACGGCATGGTTGGAGCGATACCGCGTTTACACGCTCGGGACCGCTCTCGCCGATTTGGTATCCGATGGCATACCGGCGACGAGCCCGATTTATCGCGCTGTAAAATCGGCCGCCTCAAACACGCCAAAATCAGACAAAATTGTAGTTGGTAGGCTGGTAAGTAAATTTGAGCACAAAGGCACTTTTACAGTCGTAACCGGCTCAGTAGAGACGGGCAAAGTTTACAGTTTGACCGTAACCTCGCCCGGCGGCGATGACACGGTTGTGAGCTATACCGCGCTCGCGGGCGATACCGAGACAATAGTCGCGGCGGCGCTTGCCTCAGCTTTAAACGGTATCAGTGATTTGACCTCTACAAACACTGCGGCGGTTGTGAGCTGGGAAGCCGATAACGCGGGCGAAGCGTGGATGTTTGCGGGCATGGACATCAATCTGCTTGAGTACAAAGACACGACCACGGACAGCTCACTGGTAACAGAGATAGGTCAAATCACAACCCTGTACCCTGACTATTACGGGTTGATTTTAGCCGACGCACCGAGCGCAGCACGTATAACTGCAATTGCGGCAGCTACGGAAACGCAGGAGCGTATTTTTGGTGCCTTGACCCATGACTCCGACAACACCGATTCGGGTTCCTCAACCTGCATCGCGGCCGTGCTAAAAGCGGCCTCACATTTCCGCACTTTTTGTTTTTATAGCGAGGACCAAAAATCACACGGGGCCGCGTGCTGGATGGGCGGGCGCTTTCCGATAGCACCCGGCGCGAGCACCTGGGCATATAAACCGCTATCGGGAACAATCGTTGACACGTTGACAACGAACCGGCTCACCGGTCTTGATGCGCACAATGCAAATTATTACGTCGAGCTGGCCGGGACGCCTTGTACTATCGACGGCAAAATGGCTGCGGGCGAGTGGATCGATGTTATCAGAGGCCGCGATTGGCTTGTGGCAAGGTTGCGAGAGCGTCAAGCGTATCTGCTACTCAATAAGCCTAAAATCCCCTTTACCGACGGCGGCGTCAAATTGATAACGGCTCAGGTACAGGCCCAATTAGAGGAGGGCGTTGGCGCTGATTATCTCTCGCCCGACCCTGAACCATTCGTAACCGCTCCGAAAGTTGCTGATGTAAGCGCTGTAAATAAAACGGCGCGAGTGCTGCCGGATGTGTATTTCGAGGCGACACTCGCTGGCGCTATTCATGAAATGATCATCAATGGCGTTTTAAAGGTGTAAAAAATGAGTGACCAAGTAAAAGTTTATAATGCCGACGAACTCCTGATTACGATGGGTCCTGTAGTAATCGAATCAGGCCTAGGCGACGGCGAATTTTTGTCTATTGAAGATGAGACAGAATCCGCAATGGATGTAGCGGGCACCGACGGCGAAGTTGCTGTCAGCCGGTCAAATGACCAGCGGGCGAATGTGACAATTACGCTATTGGCCACCTCGGCAGCTAATGACGGTTTAAGTGTTCTACTAAACCTGTTTAAAACCGCGCCGGGCTCGGCAGGCGGAATAGTGCCCTTCGCGGTCGCCGACCTGAACGGCCGGACAATCATGTCAGGCGCGAATGCCTGGGTAAAAAAAGCGCCGGACCGAAAATGGCAGCGAGAGGTGCAAATGAACGCATGGGAAATCCGCGTTGCCCACCTCAAACGCTTTGACGGAGGGAATTAACCATGAATTTGGAACCGTGCAAAACCGAAATTGATGGCGTTGAATACGAATTCACACCTTTGATGGCCACACCCGCCCGAAACATGTTCGACCAATTAGCCAAAAAATTCGGTCCAACTATTGCAAGTTTTGTCGAATCCCTGAACGGCGACGCGGGCGATGTTGATATTGATACAGCGCACGTGTTAGAGGCCTTCGCGGGTATGAGCGAATCGCTGGGAGGCGCTATTAGGGCGTTTACTAGTGCGCTTACTCCTGAGTTCCATAATCAGCTTTTAGACACGTTTTTAAACCATGTGCGCTATAGACACGAGGACGGCGAGATGCTGAATCTCACTAAACAGGTGAGAGAGACCATGTTCGGCCGTGCCCTTGCACTTGAAACCAAAATTCTAGGCTGGTGCCTTTCGGAGCAATACTCCGATTTTTTCGCGCCATTGCGGACGGCGCTCGCGTCCGCAGGAGGCCCACCGCAGGCGAAAAAGGTACAGAGTTAATACTGCCGGACGGTGTTGATTGGTTTTTTTGGCGCGTGCTTACCTCGGACAAAATCAAGGTGTCGATGCACGAAATGGAGACAACCTGGAGTTTGTGCGATATACTGAGGGCACACCAAGCTTTGGACGCAATAGAAGCGGCTGAGGCTGAGGCAATGGAGCGCTGATATGGTCGTTCGCGAATTAATAGCCAGGCTGGGAATCCAATTTGACGGCAAATCAGCTCGCAAAGCAGAACAAAAAACCAAGGGCGTTTTGGGCAATATTCAAAAAGCGACCATGCTCATGGGCGCGGCGGCGCTCGGTTTAGGCCTCGCAAAAGTTACAAAACTTGCCTCAGATACCGTTGAAAATTTAAACATCCTAAATCAGGCATTCGGTGACAACCGGCAGGACGTGCAAAACTGGGCCACAACTTTCGCGGAGGCTGCCGGGCGGTCAAAGTATGGCATGGAGGCCATGGCCGGAACACTCGGCGCTGTATTAAACCCTCTGTTAGATGACAATAAAGATTTATCAGCCGAGGCCGCGAAAAACCTATCGCAACTCGCTGTCGATTTGGGCTCTTTTTATAATGTGGCTGATAGCCAGGCAGTTAACGCTCTCCGGGCAGGTTTAACCGGCGAAACGGAACCACTAAAGCGCCTCGGTATCGTTATGACAGAGGTCGCGCTCAAAGCTTATATGCTGGAGCAGGGTATAACGGCCGATTATCACTCAATGGGTATCGCCGCGAAAACCGAGCTGCGCTATAATTTTTTAATGGCGAAAACCGCGATGGTTCAAGGCGACGCCGCCCGAACATCGATGGAATATGCCAACTCTTCGAAAGCATTTAAAACCGCGCTGGTAGATGTTGCGACGGTTGTCGGGTTGAAATTACTGCCCGGGATGCGCTGGTTGATGAACGTCATGAAACAAGGCGCGATGACGTTCCGAAAAGCAGCAGAGCACTCGAAAATTTTAGAGGCCTCTTTACTTGTACTCGGCGCGATAGTTGTCGCGCTGGGTGTTAAATTATGGATTGCCTTCGCGCCTGTTATTGTGCCCATCGCATTACTCGCCGCGAAACTGGCTCTGATAGTATTGCTGGTCGATGATTTCCTCACATTTTTAGACGGTGGGGATTCGATAATAGGGCGGTTTATAGATACTATTTTCGGCCCAGGCTCAGCAACCGCAGCGGTTAAAGCATTACATGAGGCATGGCAAGGGCTCAAAATTCTCTGGATTCAGGATATAAAACCTGTTTTCGAAATGCTCCAAGAGCTTTTTGAGGGCGCGATTAAATTCTGGGTCGAAGATGGCATTCCTGCAATCTCTGAGTTTTTTGACTATCTGGGTACTAAAATCAATTGGGCATTAGATAAAGTGCAAGCGTTTTTTGACCTTATATCAGGCGGCTGGACGGCAGCCTCAGAGTTTTTAGGCTTCGACACGGGCGAAAAAGGAGCAAAAAAGAAAGCGCCGACGCTTCCTAAATTAAAGGAATTCAGCTCTCGTTCGGAAATGCTGAATAACTTTAATACGAATGTGAATGTGAATGTGAACGGCAAAACCGATAAAAACACTGCAAACCAGATAGGGCGCGTCGCAGGTAAACATGTGGCTACCTCAAATAAAGCGTCGCTCAGGGCGCTAACCCAGAGGGCCCCGGCATGACTTTTAAGTTAAATTTATCTGGAACCACATCTCAGGTGGTCATAGGTGAGGTACAGGTCGACGCCAGCACGAACGAGGGGCATGGTCTAACAGGGGTTGTGTCGTCTCACCCTGTAGAGTCGGGACAGCCTATTACCGACCATTACAGTGTCGATCCGGACGAGCTGACGATTGAGGCGGTTATCACTAAATCACCTCTAAAAACAGGTTATCCGGGACAAAGCGCAATCAGTAGCGTCGGTTCGTTGATTGACGGAAAAGGGGGTGACCCCGTCCTCGATGCCTGGGCCGCAATTGAGAATTATTTTAAAAACTCAGAATTAATCACGATAACGACCAGCCTCAAAACCTATACGAACATGGCCCTTGTGTCGTTTTCGGTGACACGCAGCGCCGATACCGGCGATGCACTCTCTTTTTCGCTAAATGCACGCGAGCTGCGAATAGTTGAAACAGCAACGGCGACAGCCCTTGAGGATATACAGGCTAAAAACGCACGCAAAGCAAAGTCAAAAACAACGCAGGACAAGAAAAACAAGGGCCGAAAACAGAAAAAGAAGGCCTCCAAAGAGCAGAAAAAATCCGTACTGGCTCAAATGGCCGACGGTGTTGGGGGGTTGTTTAAATGACCGATGTCACTGTTATTGATACTGTTTATGACGGAACGGCTCATTATGAGCAATTGACCCAGCTCGACGGCTCTTTGTTCAAAATGATTTTTGACTTCAATTCCAGAGACAATCACTGGTATTTATCACTATACACCGACGACGATACACCTATCGCGGGCGCGTTAAATATGAAATTAGTGCAAAATTGGGCACCCATGAGATTATGCAGGGACGCAAATAAACCCAAAGGGTATTTTTTAGTGGCAAGCGAGCACCACGATGAGCCAGGCATTGCTGATTTAGGCGACGGAACATATTTGTACTACATTCCGGAGGGCGCAGGTGACTAAGCAATTCGGCCGAAAATATCTTTGTCAGATTGGAACACTGGTATTTGACGCGCTAGATGTGGAATTTAGAGCTATCAAAACTCTGAACTCCGAACCCAACACACTCGATTTAGTTGTTTACAACCTCACCCCGGACCACAGAAAACAGCTAAAACAAAACCAGAATCTAATAGCAAAACTGGACGCGGGTTACACCGGCAATATCGGCACTGTTTTTTATGGACGCGTCCGTGACGTGCATAGTGAATATGACCCGCCCGACTGGATTACTCAGTTGTCCAGCGGCGACGGCGAGCAAGAAAAACAAACAGCTCGAATAAATGAATCATTTGCACCTGGGACGCCGTTACCCACGATTTTGACAAAAGCGGCCGAGGCCTTGGGTTTAGGTGTGGGCAATATAGTCACGCAAGCACCGCTCGCTCAATTTTTGGACGGGTCAAAACAGACTTTGCATGGTACGGTTTTGTCAGGGCCAGCAGCGCGTGAGCTGGACCGAATCGCGCACAGTGCAGGCCTTGAATGGTCTATCCAAGACCAAATAATCCAATTTTTGCCTTTAAATCAGCCTACAAACGAGGTCGCGGTCGTGCTCACGCCCGCTACGGGTTTAATTGGCAGCCCGACGATAGGCAATGACGGAATAATAAGCGCAAGCGCTCTTTTAAACAGCGCGATTATTCCGGGGCGACAATTGCACATTTACAGCCGGGAAATTAATGTTGTGGCCAGGTGTGAGTCGGTTGCGTTTATGGGCAGCTCAGCTGGTGGTGATTGGTACGCAGATATTGAGGCAAAAGAACTGGAGAAGTTTTAATGCTTGAGCCCTCATTAACGCAAGTAATCGCCTCAGCAATCGATGACAAGTTAATTGACGTGCATACGGCGCTTCCCGGAGTCGTTCAGAGCTACGATAAAGCTACTCAGACAGCCGAGATAGAACTACAGGTCCGAAGGGCTCTCCAAACCGAGAACGGCGAATACACGACCGAGGAACTGCCTATACTGCCGAATGTTCCGGTGATATTCGCCCGGACAAGTCAATTTTACATCTCATTGCCTGTAAAAACAGGTGATTCAGGCATTGTAATTTTTAACGAGGCTATAATTGACCAATGGCGGTCCTTGGGTAAAAGCGCTTCGCCTACGGATATAGGCCGTCACACACTCGCGGCAGGTGTTTTTTTACCTGGATTATTCCCGGCAGCGGGCGCAATAGCACCCGCGCCCCCTGACGACGGCGTTCGTGTCGCGTGGGTAAAGGGTGCCCATGTTACGGTTTACGGCGACGGCCGGATTGAGGCCGTGAACGGTAAAGGGTATTTCAAATTGACCGCGAGTGGGCAATTTGACGCGAATGGTAATTTTACGGTTGACCCATGACCCTAAAAAACGTTGCAAACGAAGATCTGACACTGCATTTTGGTAATACCGCAGGCCCGCCCGATTTGGTATATACCGGCGACCCTGGTATTGACGCGGTTAAAATTGTCCCTGTGCTATCTACACACTGTAAAGCGTTAAACAAAAAAGTCGGGACTCAGAAAATAACAGTCACATGGCTAATAGCGACGGGGGGGTGCGCTTTTACAAGTGCGACCCATACGTTCGTCGCGGGCGGCGCTTTGATAACGCCATCGGCGACCAAAACAAAAGCCGATGGTCAAATAGTGCTGCGTGAGGACGATTCAGCGGCGGCCGGGTGCGTTGGTAGTTGGACTAATAACTCGTCCGGTGCTACTGTACCATGTAGCTGCTCAGCAAAAATAAATGCTGCCGGGCAAGCGAAGGCAAAAGCACAATGACCGATCTGCTTCTCAATAAATGCGGCGATTTAAAAATAGTCGATGGTGACTTTTTTATCGTGCGAGGAGCGGATGCGGTCCGGCAGCATTGGTTAATCAGGGTACGCACGTATCAGGGCGAATGGATTTTAAACGAGGATATGGGCGTTCCTTATTTTCAAACCGTTTTTGCCAAAAACGCAACGAACGCCGAAATCGAGAATATTTTTAGAGAGCTTACACTGAAAACACCCGGTGTGCTCAGTGTAGAGCGCGTCGCCCTGAGCGGTTTTGATCCGTTAACACGCTCAATTAATCTACGTGTTGACGCCACGATTGAGGGCGACGAACACTACACATTTTATTATGACGGACCGTTATCGCCGGACGCGTGCCCACTCGAACCGGCGCAGGATTACCCTGCCCAGTTTGAGGGCCTGCGGATTTGGTTTGATGCGTTTTACGGCGACGGGCGCGAGTGGGACGGGACGCATTTAAAACTGATAAACAAAGCCGGGACGGGTTTTGCGGATGGAGCGGGCAGCACTGGGCAGCCTGTCCTCGTGGGAGCAAGTGGCATAAATGGCCACCCGGCAGCGCGTTTTGCAAACGGCGCGGGTGAAAACCAGTTTTTAGAGGTTGCTGATACGCCCGCGATGCGAGCCGCGACCGGATTTACTCAGATAGTAGTTTATAAACCCGACAGCTACTCAGGCTCGCCTGCGTCCTATAAACAAGGTTTAGTCGCCCTAAACGGCAACAATAACGCAGGATTACGTGAGTACTATAATTTTGCTTTAAACGTGTCGGCCAGCGGGACAGCTAGTAATCTGCATTTAGATGAAATTCATTCGGGCAGCCCCGCCGAAGCCATTTATACTCCCGCCGAACTTTTTTCATTCGACCCCGAAATCGTTGTAATGCGGGGGAATAGTTTAACCGGCTGGAATAGCAGCCGGAATTTACAGACACGTTTAATTTCCGGGACAGCGGATGAGAATTTATTGCTCGATGGCGCTGGTTTAGTAGGTGCCTCGTATGACCCCGCGTCCGCGTTGCCTGGCGAGTCTGATTTTTTAAATGGCGATATAGGCGAAGTGCTTGTTTACGACCGAAAATTAAGCGATAGTGAAACACGAGATCTCGTTTTATATTTGCGGGCCAAATGGGGATTTACGTTTAGCACCGCGATAGTATGCTCGTTCGGGCACGGCCCCTTTGGGCACTGTCCATTCGGAGGAACACCATGACCGACCACACACCGAATTACAACTGGCCTATACCTGATGAGTTTTCAGATCCGTACTATGTCGCATTTAAAGCTATGATGGACGGGGTTGACGCGGATTTGAAAACCGTTGATAACGCGGGCTGGAAGTACTTACATTTACCAACCCATGAACCCCCGATTACATTAACAGCAGTGGATAGTCACACACATTATTATTTACGTGGAGATACAGATTTCACATTGCCGCCAGCCGTACCAGGTTTGATTTTCCGCTTTTCAGGTGCACCAGATATTTATATATCCGGCACGGACCACATTGACTTTTTGGGTTACCCGTATGCTACACGCTTGAGGGGTGCTGTAAACGACAGTGATCCGTACAGTGAAATAACTTTGTTATGCGTGACCGCCGGAATGTGGTTTCTCGGCGAGCCGTCCGGATGGTGGGATGTGTACAGCGGCTCACCCCCACACCATTCTTACTCTCACATCTTCGATTCCGCTCTTGCTTGTGATCCTAGCAATGCAGGACGTGTCATACAATACACCGCCCTTGGTGTAATGGCATCTTCGAATAAAGACGTCGTAGACATCGGTGATGCAGATAGGATCTGGCATCAAGACATTGAGGAACCAGCCGACACGATTGCTGACAACAATAAAATAATGTTGTTTCGGCGGCATGAAAATTTGCTCAAATGGAGTGAGGATATTAGTCAAAGCACATGGACAAAGAGCAATGCAACAATAAGCGGCACCGATGGGATGGTTGCTAGTGCTGTGAGTGCAACGCACGGAGTAAAATACTATATTAACAACAACACCTTGGGTAAGTGGACAATAAAATTTAGGGCTAAAAAAGGCGATAAAAACTGGATTCACATTTGGTTAATAACTGCATCGGGCGTGTACGGCACACAAGCTTTTGATTTAGCAAACGGTGTTCTAGGCCCTTCGACAGGCGCGGTTGTCCTGGCGGCGTCGATAGCACCGAGCGCCAGTCATGCCGGCTGGTTTGACGTATCTTTGCAGTATACCGTGGCAGTAGTTAGCGGTATATATCCGCTGTTGTCAATTTACTCCGCTCCTGCGGGCACATCAAATACTTTTACTGGCGACGCAGTAACGATCAACACTTACATCACTGCGCTGCAAGCTAGTGTATCCACGTTTAATGACAACCTGCCTTACACAAAAACAACCACAGTGCCCGTCTCTGGTTACCAAGCGGTTGACCTTGTACACCGTGATCGCGAAGTCATTGATGATGAGATCCAAGCGCCGATCATTAGAAACGTCACGACGTCAGCGGGCAAGCTCGATTGGAATTATGCCGATCATTGTGTTGATGTTGCAGGCTCCACCTTGATCACAACTAACGCCCACAAGATTCACTACGCTTATCAGATAGCGCACAAGTACAAGTGTGATGGACACGCTCATTTACATATTCACTGGTTACAGAGTCAAGCGGCGATTCCGAATTGGTGGGGCCGCTGGCGCTTTGTACAGCACGGTCATCCTGCTGGTTCCTGGACCGAGTTTAAATATGATGATCACAAAGTCGCATATTCAAGCGGTACAAAAATACTCGTAGTAAGCGCCGGGGCTTATATTGATTTCACAACCGCCGCTGGCGGCAAGCTTTCAATGTCAGATTTTATCGACGTCGAAATAACACGGGACAGTAATAATGCGTCAGGGTTGTTCAGTGGTGCAGATCCGGTTTCAGGTGCCGTAGGTCTGAAAGGTGCAGATCCACACATGGTTATTGATGCTCCAGGGTCGACTCTGGAATGGTTCAAATAAGGAGCAGAAAAATGGAAATCTCAGAAGCAAGAAGAATCCACGCCGTAATTGGCGAACTTTTAAACGTAGAGCTAAACCGTGATTTAGTGTTAGTGCTGGTCGAAAACTACGACCGCCTAGAAGAGGCTATGCTTCTTGCAGATAGCAAGGCGGATGAAAAACACCCGATCAAAAAAGTCGACGTTGTAATCAAAAAACTCCCTGCTAAATTGCTCCCGGCCACTATTCGCGGGCGCTTTCTTGTAGGCATGAAAAAATACATGGTGTAATCACGTGAGTGACGAAACGACACTACAGATCATTCTGGACAGCATGAAAGGTTTTTCGGGCAAACTAGAGCACTTGTCCGGCGAGGTAGGCGAGCTGAAAACAGGTGTTGAAGTTTTAAAAGTGCGTACCAAACACCTTGATAAAATGGTCACAAAAGACAGCGCGACGACGCTCATCGCATATGCTATAGGCGAGCATGAGAAAAAATGTTTCGCGTTGCATGGTAACGAGGATAAAGGATTGACCAACGCGAAAACGAAACTACTACTCGCGGTGGCAGGGCTTTTAATCAGTGTGACCGCGTATTTCGCGGGCGGTTTAGTTTAATGGAGGGTGTGATATGGCCTACGGATTGACAACGGGTGGATTTATTACAAAACCGTTTGATGCTATAAAAAATGAGATCGAAGATTACGAAAAACAGCATATAGATCCAGGCCTAGATTTTTCTGATGATTCTGCTATTTCGAGCGTAAATGTTGCAAATGCAAATCAGATCGCGTTGCTCTGGGAATTGGCGGCGGCGGTTTACTCGTCGCAGTATGCGGATACCGCAAACGACTTTTCGCTTGTCCAAGTCGCCGCTTTGACTGGGACCCTACCTAATGAGTGGACAAAAACAACTGTACAGGGCCGCGTCACATTAAACCCGAACAAAGCGCTTCCGGCGGGCAGTGTCGCCCACCTGGACGGGAGGCCATCAGACCGTTTTGTCACAACTGAGTATGTCGCGGCGACGCCCTCCGGAGGCGTGTCTCTGGTAATGTTTGAGGCTGAGCAGCCGGGGCCGATTGATGTTACTGTTGGTTTGCTCAATACAATCGCCGAGCCTGTAAGTGGCTGGACTGCTGTTAATAACACTGTTACCGGAACGCCTGGCTCACAACCCGAAACGGATGATGAGCTTAGAGATAAACGTGAGAGGGAACTATCCGCGACAGGCGCGACTAACGTTGACGCTATCAGAGCTAAAATATCTCAGGTTGACACTGTTACTGACGCCCTCGTTTTCGAAAATGACACGTCATATATTGTCGATGGCCTCATTCCCAAATCGGTAAAAGCTATAGTTATCGGAGGCACCGACGCGGACGTGGCGCAGGCCTTATTTTTATCAAAGGCCGCTGGAATTGACACGAACGGCAGCACTTTAGTCACCGTCACAGACACCAAAAACAACGATCATCTAATACGTTTTGTACGAGCTGTTGCGGTCAATATTTATGTAACTGCTACTATCTCTGTCACTGACGACTGGACAGGGGCGGCAGACATGGAGCAGTTAAAAGAAAAAATCGCGGCGTATGTCAATGAACTCAAAATAGGGGGCGACGTGCTCTATGATGGAATTAAATGTGCTATTTATCTGAATGATCATGTATACAAAATCACTATTCTAAAAACCGGAACGGCTCTTTTTCCTGCGGGCACTGTCGATATTGCAATAGGTGATGAAGAATACGCGCTTTGTGCCGTAGCTAACATTAACGTGACGGTAATTTAGATGAGTACCTCTACACCGCTCAATTTAACAAGCGCTTGTACAGCAGTAGTAAAAAATACTGTCCATACAATGCTTACACAATTTCAAGACCGACATTTTTTTAAAGCTTTCGTTACCGCCATCGGGGAGCAGCTTCAGGAACTAGAATGCGTGTTTATTGATTTACAGATACTCAGGACCCTGGATTATGCTCAGGAAAAGCAGCTTGATAAATTAGGCGAATTACTAGGGGAGGGCCGGGGCGGACGTAGCGATCTAGATTATCGGGCGGCGCTAAAAGCTCGTATTCGTGTGCACCGTTGCTATTCGACAGCCGAGGAGGTGCTCGCGGTTCTTCAAGCAATTGAGGACCGCGATTATAAAATAGGCGACCTTGGTTATGCTCATTTTTTAGTGGACGCGGGCAATCAATCAGATTACTCAGTGAGTTTAAATGTAATCAGCGGAATTTTGCAGACAGCAAAAGGGGGCGGAATTTTAGTTGATCTGGAATATGCTCTAATCGACGAGGATTATGCATTTACAACCGCAACCGGCGACGCCTCGGAAACAAGTGCAGATAAAGGCACCGCCGACGATGCTCAAACATCGGGCGGTCACTTGGCAGATATTTTATAGGAGAGCGAAAAATGGCATTTGTACGAATGGATATACCGACGCTGCCTCGGTGGGCAACCACGGCAGGAAAAACACTTGAACCCGCCGAGAGCAAAAAAGATTCCGGCTGGAATGTAAACGAGCGCCCTCCTGCCCGCTGGTGGAATTGGTTATTAAATCAAAATTACGAGTACGCCCGGCGGACGTTGAGACTAATGATGAATCCTCAACCCGGCGCAGTTTTGTTAGCTACCGCCCCCTATGATTTGATTTGGTCGCCTGTACATGGAGGATGGATTTCTATAGATGCCTCCAAGATAAATTTTTTAAGCGTAAGTGGAGGCTATTCTAGAGGTCTACCTAACCTACCTATTACGCCAATTAAAAAAACGGCCTGTGTGCATGCTGGTGCTCTTTTAGTAGGTAGTGTGTCCGGTATTATGTGTAGTACCGGCCCGACAGCCTGGACCGTGCAAAGCACTCCTAATTCCGTGCAACATTTAGCGACAGGTTTTGGCTACACAAACCGCGTTGTGACAGGCGCTTCGAGTATGGGCGGCTTGTCGATAGATACAGCGCCCACATATACAGGGCCTTTTACGCCCTCTCCAGCGCCTCCAGTAGCTCCTGTCCCCGGTATTTATATTGGTGCGCTTATACATTTAGCCGGGAACGACTACGGTTGTCTGTTAGATAACGGAGATTTTTTTATTTCCTACAATGACGGAGCTACCTGGTCACTAGCAGGCACGTTGCTAGATAACTATGCTGTGCCGGGTAAATTCGGCGCTATAGATTTCGACGCTGACGCGCAACGTCTGATAGCTGTAGGTGTAGGTGTTTCAGGCAATCATAGTGTGCAGTACTCGGATGATTTAGGGGCTACTTGGACGATGGCCGCATATCCTAATTTAGGGGCTCCGACAGCAGGAGCTGAGGCGGTAGCAGTTCGGTACCTGGGGGAAGGTGTCTGGATAGCCGGAGGAGCTTTTTCGCTAGCGACAGCCGAAACAATAGTGCCCTTCGTCGCATCGTTCGACCATGGACTTACATGGACAGTACTTCCTGTATATGGACCTTCCGTAGGTATTAATCATTTTGAGTTTTTAAACGCGAGCCCTACAGGGTGGCGAGCGACACAGACTGTAAATGCACACACTATGAGGAGCCTAGAAATATGATACTTTTCGAAAGGGATGATGAACTAATTATATTGGAGCGCGACGAATGAATATTGTAAAATATATGAGGCCGGGCGATACAGGGCCTGCCTTAGTGGTACAAATAAAAAATAAATCGGACCAGCAGCCTGTCGATTTAACAGGAGCGACTGTTGTTTTTGGGTGCTCATATATTGACGGTACTGGCGTAGCTACAGATGTAATATCAGAGCCTGCGGCCACGAATGCTGAGGAGGGCATAATTACATGGCAATGGCGCGACGGCGACCTACCTCTCGCCGGTCTCTATCAGTGTTTTTTCAGAGTGACCTTCTCAGGAGGGTCTGTCGAGACTTACCCGACGCACGGGTTTATTGATCTTCAGGTGTCCTCGCTTTAGTTTTTGTAAGGATTTTCTGAGATTTTTTGCGTGCTTAAACGTGCTTGTAGTAGTTGTGTACGAAGCATTCTGCATTCCATGCGAGAACTTTTTAGTCTTGTATGCAGCACATCTCGCAGTGTCTGCGAGTCCTTTAGCTCTATCTGCATCATTTTTTTACTTTTTTTCAAAATATTTATCTGATTCTTCAGTTCTTGTATTTTTTCATCATGTTTCGCGTTCGCAATTGTTTCGATTGTGCGTCCTACGAAGGGCAGCAATGTTAACCAATTAGCCATAATTCGAACTCCTGTAACGATTTCGCATGAGCCTTTGCTGCCTCCTCGATATGTTCCATACCGCTGAGGTATTCGCAATCCTCCAAATTTGTCATAAATGCGTGTTCAACCAGCACCGAGGGCATTTTTGGTCCTCGACACTCTCGCATCCAGCGAACGCTTTTGATGCCGCGTGAGTACATATCGGGCCATGCCTCAGATAGATTTTTGTTGATAATCTCGGCCAGTTTTTTTGACTTTTTACAGCCTTTTTTATAAAAAACCTTGTGGCCTTGCGCGTCGCTCCATTTTTTGCCTCGTCCTTTTGCGTTTGCGTGCAATGCCAGATAGACAAAATTGTACTCAGGCAGTTTTTTTGCGAGCCGGTTCGCGTATTTAATACGCGATTTTAACGGCACATCGAGCGCACCGGGGCGCAGGTTTTCTACGTAATTGTCGCCCGTATATCCACAATCGCGATGGTTCGCCGTGATATGCATCTCAAGCATTGTTGCGACCTGCTCGTTAAAAAACCCCTCGTACACACCGGGCGGAATTTGTGGTGACCTTTTGCCTCGTGTGAGATAGGTTTTCATCGGCCCCTGCCCGCCATGACCGGGGACAACTAACGAGATTAGTGCTTTTTTACTCATTTTATTTTCCTTTTTTCGTGTAGGGTTTTCTCTCGTGAGGTTTTGCCGGATATGTTAGCCCCTCACCTAGATATAAAAAATCGGTCGCTTTTGGTGCTGTCTCTTTTATAAGACAGTCTCGGCATTTCCACAGGTATTTCAGTTCGTCGTTTTTTGTTATACGATGTTTTGTAAGCTTTTCCTCTTTTTTGCCGCACACTTGGCATTTTTTGATGTGGCTAGTCCGAGCCATATAAAGCCTCTAATTTTTCCCAGAGTTTTATTCTTCTTTTCCATTTTGCATAGACAGCCAAATCTTTTTTAGGGTTGCATGATTTACCGCCGATATATTTGACGAGGCCTCTCTCGCCATCGCAGCTATCTATACCGACACGAAACCAAATAGCGCCGCACACAGCCTGTCGATCAACTGTATTCATATCGCACTGTCCATATATACGCGCTTGTTTTCCTACCTGCAAAATTCCCTGCTCGCCTGCTTTTTCTACCGCGTCGCTGCTCAACACGTCGCTGCGAAAACGAGACTCGAACCACGCCATCGATATAAGCAACAAACCGGGCAAATTGTACTCATAGGCAGCAAACTCAAGCGCCTGAGCAATTGTGCGTATTTTCAGCTCGTCATCACGATCTGGGTGTTCACAGTGCTCCATCAAATACCTCACCGCTGCCTCGTTTTGATTGTCTTCTGCTACTGCTGTATTCGCAATAGAGCCTAAAAATACCAATATAATCAAAATTTTCATTTTATTAATCCTCATCCAATTTTAGCGCATAAACTGTTTCGAGCACCTCAAATTTTACTTTATCACCTATATAGACCCTCGGCCATTTTTCGCTCATGTCGATGTAGAAAAGGCGTTTAGAGCCTCTTACTACTATTTTCCGATCTCTGTTCCTTATTTTCGTTACAACACCTCTAACTAGCCTCATTTTCCTCTGCCCCTTTTCTGCAAGTCGGCCATTCCGTATTCTGTAGGAAAATACGATATATCAGATTGTGGCCTTTTATCTCCAGCGAGGGCTCCTGCTCGTCCGGAACAAAAACGGCCGAGTATTCTACGTCCCAGAATTTCTTTCGTAGTTCAGTAAGCGCGGACCTTCGCAGGCACAGAGGTGTTTCGGGCAACATTAGATACGGCCTAAACCTATCTCCTGCAAAACTCAATTTCTTTTTTTCACAGCTTTTCAAAAATTCTAACAGCTCAGTTCGAGACATTTTTTCGCCGTAGACCATGATTTAACTCCTAACGGATAATGAGCTGCGCTGGAAAATGCGGATGCCAGGTATATTGACGTTTTCGCCGCCTTTTGACTTGATTTCGGCCTCGATTGCTTTGTTGTCTAACACTAGGTACCTGATGGGCACCTGCTCAATATCCTCTAATTCAATTGTCCAGAGCTGTTTTTCACTGATGCCCTCCGGCAGCTCGGGCACTTCCGGCAGCTCAAAACGCTGTCCGTCATAGGGCATCGCGTGCACCGGCGTTGTCATTAAACGCGCACGCTCCTCACGTTGCTGTTCCACATACTCTGTAATTTTGCCTTTAACTAAGGCCTCGAATTTTTCCAGCTCTTTGATACCAGGCTTAAACAGGCTGAGGATTTTTTTGTGCGCATCATATGCCGGTTTTGAGTATTCCGATTGCAGCTTTTTTAATTTTTTAAGCCTTCCTTTGGCCTCCTTGAGCAACGCGCCGAACATGTCTAGGGATTCTTGGTCCCAGATTTCGATTTCGGCGACCGCCTTGCGTTGCGCTATCGCGTCCACGCGCTCTGCCTCTGCAATGTCCTCAGGTGATAAATCTTCGGCCTGGAGGTCCTCCTGTGCATCCTCAGCGGGGAGCACTTCAACAAAAGGCTCTTCTATCGTATCTTGTTGTGTAGAGGCCTTTATTTCTTGCTCCTCTTGCCCAACTTCCGCTTTTTCCTCTTTTGTTAATTTTGCAAAATGGTGCTCGCAAAACTGCATTCCATTCCCGCAAATGATGGTTGTAGGCTCTTTGCAGCGCACCGCGTCACACTGTCCGTCAACTGAGGTTTTTACCAGATTAAATTTTTTCATTATTTTCCCTTTTCCCATGCCCAGAAGGCAATTCCGAGCGCGTCAATAGCGTGCTCCTGTTTTGATTTTGGTATGCAATGCAGTAAATCCAGCGCTTTTAAACCTGCCCGTGTGAGCGTGCGCTTGTGATTGATATTTTTTGGCATGCTGCCCTTCCAATCCCGAGGCGTCGGCAGTATTGACCACGTAAAAAAGGCCGAAGCTACCCCGACCAAAAAACCTACTTTTAGAATATCGTTAGGGTTGCCTGGGTTTTGCATCCGGCTGTAAATTACAGGCATCTCGATCACACCGAGTGATATACCTCTTATATTAGCATCAATTACCTTTTCGAGATTATAGGAAAGCTCGGCCGACATCTCGTTTAGATTTTTGCTCTTGAGGGTAACGACCGATAGCTGTACAGGCTCGCCGTTTTTTAAAACGGCGATACCTGTATTACGGCCTGGGTCGATACCTATTATGAGGTTATTTTTCATTCTGAGTTCTTTTCAACATCTCGGCAGCCTCGAAAAAATCGGCCGCGTCGTAGTACACCTCGCCGCCTCCGGAAAATTCAAGTCTAATAAAACCTTTTGTTTTTGATATGTAGGTTACGTCAAAAGACTCTTCCGAATCTGGCTCGCCAAAATCATCAAGTAAAATTTTCAACATTTCCGCCTCCATTTGTTCATAAAATACTACCAGATTTTTAGTAATAAAACAACTAAAAAATTAATTTATTTTAGGGTGTCCAGGGTACTAAAAGCCCGTTTTCGTCAAAAACAGGTTCGGCGTTTTTGCTCCAAACGCGCATTAAAACGGCATCCGTCCCGGTCGGAAAATCAGGTGTAAATTTGTTAAATTCGGCTTGCATAACCTCCTCGAATTCCTGAGCTGCCGGTTGATAAATTTCCGGCCTATCGTCGATTTCGAGAATTACCTCGTCATGCACAAAATTGACTAAACGGGCACCGTATAAACTAGATTCGGGCTCAGAATAACAGCGCCTTGACACCTCGCAAAGCGCCGCCTTTGCGCCATCGGCGGCGAGGGCCTGAAAAGGCGTGTTACAGGCTGCCGGGAATGTGCCTACTTTACGCAACCGGCGCGAGTAGGGAATCTCGATTACAACCTCACCGCCCGCACCTAAAATCTGTTGGTTGTACTCAAAATATTCGGGCATTTCCGGAAATGTTTCCATCCAGGCATTTCGCAGCGCTTTTGCGTCCGCGAAATCCCAGAAAACTTCCGCCTGCTTTATCTGGTTTTGAATAAATGTACCGACGCCCATGCCTCCAGGAAAACCGAAATTTGCAGCTTTTGCGTCCTGCCGCGCTTTTTTCGCTGCTTTTGCTGTTTTGTTTTTTGCCCTTAAGCGTTTGAGCATCTCGCCATAATCAATATCAATCAGAGTTGCGCCGAGGCGGGCGTGCGGGTCGTCGCCTCTATTCAGCGCCTCGCCGAGTTTGGTATGGCCTAATCTCAGCAAACAAACCTGCGCCAACGTGTGCAATTCAGCACCCGAAAAGTCGGCTGCTAAAAAAACTTTACCAAGGCGGGGCCGGAATGTTTCCCGAATACCGCCTTTTCTCGGGGCGTTTTGCAGATTGCCTCCGATCAAGGGTTTACTGGGAGCGCGTGAGGTAGTCCGCCCGGTCGCGGCCATATCAAACCGGGTCGAAATAGGCCCTGAAATACCTGCCTCTAACACAGGCACGTAAGTCGAGAGCATTTTTTCCGCAGTTATATATTTTGTGCGGTCCAGCATTACCGGGTCGCGTGCAATTAAACATGCTGTTTTGTCAGTAGATATTTTGCCTGAGGCGGTTAGGGGAGGCTCAATTCCACGCTTTTCGCACGCGACGCGAATGCGCTCTTGCGCAGGTTTTTGCTTTTTTACACCGTTGACAATAAGGCCCTGAGCCTCAAGAGCAGGCAATAAATCGCTTTTTTGCCGCTCAAAATCAGCCCGGCAGGCATCGACGGCTTTTGCATCCGTGCGCATACCAGTGGCTGATATAAGATTTAAACAAAATGCCGCGTATGTCTGAAATGCGTCATCCCTCAAAAATTCAGAGACGCCCTGCTCCTGCTCGTTCCAGATTCTCCACGTCGTCAGCGCGTCCTGTTTTGCGTAGCTGATAGCGGCCTCGGGCCAGTCATCTACCGTTATTCCGTCCAGCTCGGAATACCTTAAACGCCATGGGTCACCCTTACGCACACTTCCCGCCTTGCCCGTCATTTTTTCATCTAAAATCAACTCGCTCAGGGAGGCCAGCGAGTAGATTTTTAGTTTATCACCCGCAAAAACACGTCCATAGGCAATATCAAAAAGTTGCTGTCGTAGCATTACATCGGTGACACGGCCTTTTTTATACGCGGTAAAAATTAGAGGCAATAACTCAGGATATGCGGCTCCTAAAACACCGAAATCATACGCAATATTGGCACCTACAAAACATGTTTCTTTGTCCTCTAATGCCTCAACAAAAAATTCGCGTAACAGGTCGCCGCGAGTCAGCAAAAGAACATCGCCGGGGTCAGCCCCGGCCGCGAACGTGGCGCAAACCAGACGCGGTAGGGGCTCCCAGCGAGAGATCAAATGCGTTTCAGTATCAAACGCAAGAGTCCTCATGTTATTCACCAATCCCAAACGCAGCCAAATCCTCGTCCGTGGCTACCCTGCGCCATGCGTGATAAGTAAAATCGCCTCCCGCCCTTGTTTTTTTGTTGAACACCTCAAGTAGCATTTTGGTCCCGGCGAGTGCATTATCATCCAGCACCTGTTCCGCGATGGCCTCCCACTCGGCATCCGTTTTATCCGCCGCTTTTGTAGCAAAAACGGCCTCCATGAACGCCATCCAGGTATTACGGGCGATGTCGCGCTTGTCGCCGTCGGCTTTCCAAATATGCGCAGCGATTTCGCCCTCTTTCGGTGCCTCGTTGGACTCGGTGTGTTTTGAGGCCAGCACTTTTGTCTCGATTACAAAGCTGTCGCCCTTGTAACCGCCCGAGTTAAATTTCACTGCCTGAATCTCTACAACGTAGTTCCCAGGCTGGAACCATTTTGACTGTGTGAAAGGCGAGGCCTTGCTGAGGTCTTTAAAAAAGTTTCCCATTGATATTCTCCATGTAATCGGCCAGATTCAATTTTTGTTGCTGGCCTGTAATGCGCTCGATGTATTCGGCATCGGCGCGTGCTTGTGCAAAGTTTTTTTGTGTTGTTTGAGTTTGGGTTAGTACTATCACTGTAACCTCGTCCTCGGTTTGGCCTTGTCGGTGGGTACGCCCGAGCATTTGCTCCCAACGTGCACCCGAGGAGGGAGGTGATAGCACTAAATTATTGCTAAATTTTGCCTGTAAATTAAGGCCCTCAGAGCACGCGGCTATTGATAACGCTGCGGGGCCTGAGTCATGATCATAAATATGTCTTCTTTGTGCTGTTTTCGCCTCCTGTCGATAATAAGGTATTCCATAATTTCGCTCTAAGGCCTCGCCGACGGCGACGTGCTCTACCCAGATAGCACCACCGAACCGCGAAACGTTGTCAAGCAGATTTTTAGAGATCCAAACGGCCTCCGTCTCGGGCGTATAAGTTGGTTTGATTTCGAGCCACTCCCGAACCGCACCACTATCCGCCCGGTCACTAAACACCTGCCCAGGTGTGTCCAACGTCCGCGAGCGTGCCAGCACGCCGCGAATGTACGAGGAACAGGCCGAGCGCTTTTCGAGCCACTCCGCCGGGGCACCTTCCTTCCAGCGATAGTAAAAACCTTGGGATAGCTCAACCGCATGACGCCAAAAATCGGCCGCCTCGTTTAGCTCCGTCCCGTCAGGCGTCTCCCAGCGCTCAATCAGCACTTTTAAAGCATCCGCGACGGCGGCGGATGTTGGCGATGTTACTCTGTCAATCAGTAATGATATGCCCAAATCGTCAGCATGAGCGGAAATTATGCCCTCCACGTTTCTGATTTTCCTTCCGAAACCCTCACGGATTTTGTTGTAAATATGGTTCTCGTCAGGCGCATCCGCGAACTCTGTCAGCGCACCCACCGGCCGCCTTATTTTGACTTTTTCGTCGAGTGCCTCAGACCATGTTACAGTCTCTCTAAAATCATTCGGCAGCACTGAGCGCTCGGGGCCTAGTGCCCAAAATTGCAAATGCCACCAATCAACAAAAGAGCGGGTCGTTATTGTTCCCGATAGAGGTATAAACACCATTGATTCCGCGTTTTTGCAGTACCTGTACAGGCGTTTAGTAACACCCGATTTAGGGTTTTTGAGTTTCTGGCATTCGTCCGCTATTATCATATCAGGCGCTATTTCGCTCAATATTTCAGGCCGCGTCGATACCGTCTCATAGCTCAAAACCTCTAAATTATCCGAGCCTTTCCAGTGCTCTCGTAGCTCAGCAAACTCGATACGTGTTTTTTCTCGCAATTTTGCTGGTATTAAAAGCAGAGGTTTTTTCACGTCCGGGAACAATTTAGGCATTAGATAGGTTACTAATGTTTTACCATAACCAACGGGCAGCATAATAACCGCACCGTCGCGATCAAGGGCTTCGGCGAGCGCGAGGGCCTGGAGCGGCCTCAGTTTCATTGTCCCCTCAGTTTTTTTGAGCATATCCGTCAAAGGCCCTGCAATCGCCTCACCTGTTTGATCGGCGTCGCGCTCGGGCAAGCTCAAAATTCGGCGTAATTCAGCGGTGTTTTTTACAGCACCGCCCGCCGTCTGAGGGGTTTTCAGCA